GGTTGTCGCCCGCAAAAAGAATCGGGATGACTGCGAAGTGACCAGCTTCAAGCTGGAAGTGCGTGATGCAGATTTTGTCGTGCATCCTGCTCTGCCAAGCATCGCCACTTTCTCAGGTCCTGCTTCTCCTGAGATCGACAAGTTTGGCTACAAATTCAAGCTGGACACTGCCCAGCCCATCGCCGCTGGGGCAGCCACCTTGCTGGCCCACATCAAATACAAATGCCCTGAGGGTGAAGTGGTGGTGAACTATCCCAACCACAAAAACCTCAGCTTCAACATCAAGGGGTAAAAATGCCTATTCCTGCACTGCTGGCACCCCTCCTGTCCCAGGGTCTGAGCCTGATTGGCAATGCCGTCATGGCCAAGGGCAAAGACTGGGTCGAGGAAAAGACCGGCGTCAAGATCGAGCCCAACATGTCCGACAAGGACCTTCTCACGCTCAAGCAGTATGAGATGGATCATGAAGAGGAGCTGCTGCGTCTTCGCATCGAGGACAACAAGCTCGACCTGGAAGCCTTCAAGGAAGAAGTCAAGGACCGAGACAGCGCTCGCGAGCGCGACGTTGAGTTCATCAAGCGCGGCGTGACCAACAACCGCGCCAACCTGATGTTTTTCTTGGCCGTCGTGATGGTCGGCGCAATGGTCTGGATTGTCTGGAAAGACCAGAACATCAACGAATACGTCAAAGGCATCTTCACCCTAGTCCTGGGCCGTTTCTTGGGCTATCTCGACAACATCTATTCCTTCGAGTTTGGTACCACACGCGGCTCCAAAGAGAAGGATGAGACCATCAAACAGCTGACGAATGGAGGCACCAAATGAGCCTGGTCCGTGAGCAATGTGCCTTTCTGCGTGATGTTGGCAAGCTCGTCGAGTTTGCCTGCTCCCAGGGCTTCCTGGTGACCGCTGGCGAGCTCTACCGCACCCCTGAGCAGCAGCAGATTTACGTCAAGACCGGCCGCAGCCAGACGATGAACTCGCTGCATTTGAAGCGCTTGGCGGTGGATTTCAATTTCTTCCTGGACGGCAAGCTGGTCTATGACAAGAAGGTCCTGGCCCCGATCGGAGCCTACTGGGAATCGCTGCATCCGCTCAATTCTTGGGGCGGAAATGGCATCAAATTGGTCGACACGCCGCACTTCAGCCGAGGTGATGGCAAGCCTGAATGGAGACGTGTAACATGAAAAATACCCCCGTATGGGACAAAAAGCGCCCCAAGAGCCTGGGAAAACCCAAGGCTTTGACCCCTGCAAAGAAGGCTGCCGCCAAGCGCGCAGCCAAGAAAGCGGGCCGTCCGTACCCCAATTTGGTCGACAACATGCGCGCCGCAAAGGGCTGATATGGCACTCTTGAGACTGTTCCTCAAGCCAGGCGTTGACAAACAGAACACCGAATACGGCGCTGAAGGCGGCTGGGTGGACAGCGACTACGTGCGCTTTCGCTATGGGCTGCCAGAAAAGGTCGGTGGCTGGACGCAGTTCGGCAACACGCAGGTAAACTTTGTGGGCTCGACCAGTGACATCTTCACCTGGAACGGCCTGGATGGTGCACCCTACGCGGCCCTCGGAACAAACCGCAAGGTCTACGCCTTCTACGGCGGCGCGTGGGCTGACATCACGCCCATTCGCGACACGGGCACCGTGACTTTTGACACCACCAGTGGCCTGACCACGGTGACAGTCAACGCTACTGCACACAACGCGATTGAAGGCGACTTCGTCACATTTTCCAATGTGACGGGAAACCCTGGAGGCATTCCAAACGCTGATTTGGAAAACGAGTTTGAAATCCAACAAGTCCTGAACGCCAATGAATACACCATCGTCTCGCCGACCCAAGCGACCTCAACGGCAACAGCGGCCGGCACGGCCGACGCGGCCTATCAGATTCACGTCGGTGGAGACAAGAGCTTTGCAGACTTCGGCTGGGGCACTGGCACTTGGGGCTTGAGCACCTGGGGCACGCCGCGTCCTCCGTCAGCATCTTTGTCGCTGCTTGCGCAGGTCTGGCAGTTTGACAACTACGGCGAGAACCTGATCTTGCAGCTGGTTGATGGCGGCGTCTATGAGTGGACACCCGCCGGGGGCCTTGGCACGCGGGCCGTGGCCATTGCAGGCGCGCCAACCAAGAGCAAATTTGCACTGGTCTCTACGCCTGACAGGCATTTGATCTGCTTTGGCACGGAGTCCACGCTGGGTGACCCGACGACCCAGGACCCGATGTATGTGCGCTTCTCCGACCAGGAAGACATTGGCGACTTTGTGGCCACTGCAACCAACACGGCTGGTGGACAACGCCTGACTGACGGCAACGAGATCATCTCGGCACTGCGCTCACGTGGTCAGATTCTGATCTGGACAGACACATCCTTGCACGGCCAACAGTACCTTGGACCGCCCTACACCTTTGGCTTCCAACAGCTGGGTGCCAACTGCGGCATCATCGGACCTCATGCCTCGGCCGACGTGAACGGCGTGGCGTACTGGATGAGCAAGGACGCGTTCTTTGTGTTTGACGGCTCGGTCAAGAAGATTCCTTGCACTGTGCAGGACTACGTGTTTGAAGACTTGAACATTGTTCAAGCCTCTTCGGTGAACGTGGGCATCAACACCCAGTTTAACGAGGTGACGTGGTTCTATCCGTCCTTGAGCAGCGACTATGTCAACCGCTTTGTGACCTACAACTACCTCGAGAACGTGTGGTCAATCGGCAGCATGGCGCGCACTGCGTGGACAGACATCGGCACCTTCGAGAAGCCCTTGGCCACAAAGTACGACCCATTGGACAACGAGGCCACCATCACTCCGATCTACGGCTTGACTCCTGGGCGCAGCCACTTGTACAACCAAGAGGACGGTGTAGACGCCAACGGCGAGCCCATCGAGGCCTATGTGTACTCAGGCTACTTCGACATCGGCGACGGTGACCAGATGATGCTGATGCAGAAGTTCATCCCTGACTTCAAGCGCCAGGTCGGCGGCATTGTTGTGCACCTGCGTCTGCGCCCCTATCCACAGGCCTCTGCTGTGCCGAGTTCCTTGGACCCCTATCCGATCTCTCCAGGCACGGAGTTTGTCAGCACGCGTGCGCGCGGTCGCCAGATTCAGTTGCGTATTGAGAGCGATGAGTTGGGCGGCTGGTGGCGCTTTGGAACCATGCGCGTTGACATTCAGCCGGACGGTCTGCGATGAGCAAAATCAACAACGTCCGCCTGCCCAACGCGTCGCCGTCGGGCTACGATCCAGCACAGTTCAACCAGCTAGTGCGTTCGCTTGAGCAAATTGTTTTTCAGCTGAACAACACCTACACGCCAACCACCAGCGACAACATCGCAGGGGCGAGCACGTGGATGGCAGCTGGCTCTGGCGCAGGCGGTGGATTTGCAGGCGGTATTCGGGGCTTCCAAAACAGCAACGGCATCATCTTGCCCAACGCAATGATGATTTCGGACCAGGACCAGGCCAATGCCAGCATTACCGGAGAGAACTTGCTCACCTTTGCGCCCGCGTTTTCCAACGGCATCAGCGTGGAAAGCGGCAGCCGCATTAAAGTACCTTGCGCCGGACAGTACCTAGTGACTTTTACGCTGCAGGTGACTAACCGCAGCAACACGGTTGCCGAGTTTGAAGTGTGGGCCAAAGACACCGGCGTGAACTACCCCCTGAGCAACACGCGCTTTGACGTCCCTGCTCGCAAAAGCTCTGGCGTATGGTCGCATGTGGTGCCGGCCATCACCGGCATCTTCACTGTGGACGACCCGTTCAACGACTACTTGGAGGTTGCCTGGTGGTCGGACAACATTGACGTCTTTTTGGAGAACTACGCAGCTGGTACGAGCCCCACGCGCCCTGCCATCCCATCGGTGATCCTGACCATCAACTTTGTATCGGCGAACTGACCATGGCAAACAAATACCTGCGCAAATACCTTACTCCAACGGCCGCCACTGAGACTGCGATCTACACGGCCCCTGATGCAAACAACACCGTCATCTCATCTCTGCGCGTGACCAACGAGAACGCCAGCACTTGCGCCCTCACGGTGACGGTCTACCCGCTGGGCGGAGCTACGCCGTACAGGCTCTTGAAGACCTATGCGCTGCCCACGAACCAGACAATGGACGTCTTTTCGGGTGTTCCCTGCGTGTTGCAGGCCGGTGATGTGCTCAAAGTGACGGCCAGCGTCTCTGACGTGGACTTTTATCTGTCCTATTTGGAAATGGACAGGTCGTAATGAGTGGACAAAACTTGACTTTTTGTTGGATAATTTCAGCCATTAACGCGTCCTTTCCCGGCGCGCAGCCCACCATGAGGCTCTTGGCAAAAATTGGAAAGGACTACCATGGCAAATGAAGGAATCATGGCCCTCCCCCAGGGTGAGGCTATGCAGGGCGAAGAAGCCCAACAACAACCGTCCGTCACGAGCGCTGACTCGTATGACGCCGCGCAAACTGCGCTTGGCATGGTCAACCCCGGTGAGCAAGCCGCTCTGAAGGAAGCCATCCGCCAAAACATCGGTGACCTTCAGCTCACGCCAGAGCAGCTTGATCTCCTAATCCAGGTTTTTGAATACGTCAGCCAAAACCCTGGTGACTACAAGAACCTTCTCCAGAAGATGATCGAGGCAGGTGCCCTGGACGAAGGGGACATGCCCGAAGAATACGATCCTGAGTTCATTGGCGCGATGCTCGCGGTGCTGCAAGAGATGCGGCAAATGCAGGGCGTGGGTGCTCAAGAGCCGATGGACATGGGCCCTGTTGTTGAAGGCCTGCAGCCCATGGGCATGGCCCAAGGCGGCCTGGCAGATGTCGGCCAATACCTGGCGTCCAAAGGCCGTGGTGGCGACAGCATCCTGGCACACATTACTCCCGAAGAAGCTGCGATGCTCAAGCGTCGCGGCGGCTCCGGCACGATCAACCCTGCCACCGGCCTGCCTGAGTTCAAGGGTGGCGTGATTGGCAAAGTGGTTGGCGCGGTCAAGTCCGTGGTCAAGTCCGTGGTCAACGTCACAAAGCAGGTGCTCGCAAGCCCTGTTGGACGAATCCTGGGCACTGTGGCATTGGCCACGGTCCTCGGACCAGCAGGCGTGGGCCTGTCTTTGGGAAGTACGGCAGCGGCGAGCGCCGCCATCAACATGGGATTGGCCAGTGCTGGCACGACACTTTTAGGCGGTGGCTCTGTAAAAGACGCTTTGGTCTCTGGCGCGATGGGCTACATTGGCGGTGGCGGCACGATCATGGGCGCAAGCCCTGTTGCGTCTCTTGGCCAGTACCTGCCAGGCGCTGCCGGCACTGCGCTAAACACAGGTCTGTCTACCGGCTTGATTGGCGCTGGTATTGGCAAGTTGGGCGGCATGAGCACGGCAGATGCCTTGAAGATGGGCTTGACCTCTGGTGCCACCGCAGCTGCAATGGCAGGTTTGCGCCCGGCAGACGCAGCCGCTCAAGCGCAACAAACCGGCGGCGAATCTGGCGGCCAAACAGCTCCTACTGAAGGCGGCGGCATCCGGGCCACGGGTCAGGTGGGCTCTGCTGGCGAAGTCGGCCCGACGGGCACTGCACAGGACCTTTTGGCCAGCAGGGGTGGCCCGGGCTTGAAGATGCCTTCAATGGGCCCTTCAATGTCCTACGATCCGATGACCGGCGGCTTCAAAGCAGACTACAGCTTGACCAGCGGCTCTGCACCAGGAGCTGTGCCTGGAATGGACGGAGCTGCTGGCTCTGGCCTGCGTTTTGGCGGACCTTCCTTGACAGGCGCTCCTGGTATGGGCGACGCGATGGGCGCAGGCCTTCGTCCCAATACCAACTTCACCAGCGCAGACTACTCTGTCGCTGCTGGTGGCAAGGGCCTGGGCACCAACTACAGCCTGGCCCCCACCCCTGCCGCTCCCGCAGCAGCGGCGCAGCCCACCGGCTTCATCGACAAGATCGTCCAAGGCGGCAAGGACCTGTACAACGAGTATCTGTCCCCCAGCCGTCCCGGGCTGGCGGCAGATGCTGGCATTTTGAGCAAGTACGGCCCTCTGGCAGCAGCAGGCACCGCTGTTGTAGCGGCCGCCGGTGGCATGGACAGCCAGCCTTCCAATCCGAATCCCGCGTTCAACCGCGCCTACACGGGCTCTGACTACATGCGGGATAACCCTCAGTTGTTCAGCGGAGGCTTGAGCACCTACACCAAGCCTGCGACACCGGACAGCCCGATCGTGCCGACGCCCTCGTATGCCACGATTCCGATTGGCCAACCGGGTACGGTAACGCCTGGTGGCATCACCAGAAGCCCTGCGGGCGTGGCCCAGCCGTACAACGTCGCAGGTCTCTATGGCGTTCCGCTCATCTACGGTCCAGATGGCCAGCCCATTCGCATGGCCAAAGGTGGTGATGCCAAGATGACGCATTTCCCTCGTCGCAACGGCCCGATCTCTGGCCCTGGCACGGGGACTTCGGATGACATCCCGGCGATGCTGTCTGACGGTGAATTTGTGTTCACGGCCAAGGCCGTGCGCAACGCCGGAGGGGGCAGCCGTCGCAAGGGCGCGGCTCGCATGTACAAATTGATGAAAAAGCTCGAGGGCGGCCCAGTTTAAGGGGAAATAAATGGCAGACGAAACAGTCACCCAACAGATAGTCCGGGAAGCCCCGGAGATTGAAGCGTATAAGCTCAAGCTGCTTCAAGAGGCCCAGAAACTGGCCTTCAACCAAGCGCCGGGTGCACAGACGCTTGCCCAGCAGCTTCCTGGTTACCAAGTCGCAGGGTTCTCTCCTGCTCAGTTGGCGGCCATCAAGGCGGCTGAGACGCAAGGTGTGGGCGCTTTCACGCCCTACATGACCGCTGCCAACCAGGCACTTGGCGGCGCGTACAACACCACAGGTGAGGCTGCTGACATCTTGCGCGGAGCTGACACCCGGGCACAGTTCACCGATGCACAAAAGGCCATGGGCCAAGCAGGTGGGGCCACGGCCAACATCACCTCTGGCATTGGCCAAATCAACCAGGGCCTGGGTTATTTGGATGAGGCCGCGAGGCGTGCAGCTGCATCCGACACTACCGGTCAGTTTGGCGCGGCGCGTCAAGACTTGGCCACGGGCCTCGGATCACTGGCCTCGGCCCAGAACATGGCCGCCATGTCTAGCCAGGCCAATCTGCAGCCTGCAACTTCTGCAATTGCTCAAGGCATCGGTGGCTTGACGCAAGCCCAACAGATGGCACTTGGCTCTGGTGCTGCTGACTTCAGTGGTTCTCAGGCCTTGATGAAGCAGGCTGCTGGCCAGCTTCAAGGCGCGCAGCCAAACTTTGACTATGCTGGTCGGATGATTCAACAGGGTGTTGGCCAGGGCCAGCAAGCTGTTGGCATGGCCACGCAAGCGGCACGCCAGCCTGGTTTCTACGCCCAAAATGCGGCGCTTGGCCAGGCCATGGGCGCTGCCCAACAGGCCGGTCCTTCGGACTTCAGTGCGTCCTACGGTAACCTTCAAAATGCTGGCCGTGAAGCCAACATGGCCTCCAACATGGCCGCGCAAGCGGCTGGCCAGCCTGGGTTCACTCAAGCGCAGCAGGCAATCACTCAAGGTCTCGGTGCACTGGGCGGTGGAACGCAGAAGTACGATCCCACCTCTGCTCAGGCGTTCATGGACCCCTACAAGCAGCAGGTCATCGACGAGACGATGAAGCAGATGAATCGCCAAAGCGCGATTGCCGGGCAGGGCCTGGCAGCGCAAGCGGTGAAGTCTGGTGCGTTTGGCGGTGAGCGTGAAGGCGTTCAGCGCGCTGAAATGCAGCGCAACTTGATGGACCAGAAGGCGGCCACGATTGCCAATCTCTTGTCTCAAGGCTACAGCCAAGCAC